GTTAATGCTCTTATCGCTTTCGTAAGCCGCCCATCCCATCGCCTTCGCGTTTTTCATGTTCTTCTCCAGTTCTCGCCGCGCCCAGTGCGCTTGCCCTTGGGCTCTTGCCTGCGGGCTGGTTGCGATGGAGTTATTATCACGAATGTGTTTGGCGTTGTCAACACGAACGTGATGAAATTCGCGAAATTTCTTGTAGACTATGAGAAGTCCGAGCCGTTCGGGCGCGTCGCCCCGACGTCGGGGCGTAAAAAAGCCCGCGAGTGCGGGCGTGGAGAATGGGATGAGACGCTGGTACTACCGCTCAGAAAAGTCCGAGCACGACCAAGGGAGGAGATCAACCAATCGGCGGGACCCCAGCATATTGAGGTGCAACGCTATATTTGTTTTTTGTCGCCACCGCTGCCTTGCAATTTGGGCACTTCAAACCAAGAAAGCCGCTATCCGTTCGCTCGACCTGCAGAATGGATTTCTTCTTCGTTTGATAGCAATTGGCACAAAGGTAATGCGCTGGCTCGCCGTTGCTCATAGACGAATCGAGGGCGTACACAATGCTGCCGGGCCAGGGGCTATCAAGTTTGTAGCGTTTCATATCTGCTGCAAACTCTTCGCTGTTGGACAACTGGCGTTTAAGTTCACGGACCTCCTCTTGGAGCGCAGATTGCGTCTCCTTCGCGCTGACCGCATCAGCATAAGCTGAAAGCAATGCCCGCTGGAGTTCAATTGCCTTCGAGTTGACCTCCACCGCAGTATTCACAGAGACCAAGCCCTTTGCGATATCAGTGGCTGTTTTTAGTCCTGAGATCGCCCCGCCTATTACAGTTAAGTCCATAAGCTCTCCACTCCCCGTCGCGAGCGGGGATTATTCTTCAGTCACGTAGATGGCAAGGCCGCTTCCTGCCTTATGGAACACACCCGCGCTGACTCCAAATGCAGTGTTGCCACTGAGGCTCGCGGTCCCAACACTGCCCGCGCTCTGGCTACCCAGGCCGCTCAACAGAATGCCGTTGGCTCCAATTTTGGCCGCCTCTTCCTTCAGCCGCTGAATTACGACATCGGTCTTTCCTTGGTCCGACACGGCCCACGACGCCTTGCTACTGGACTCCAGTAACGCGACCTGCTCGAATTTCTTTGGTGGATTAAGGTAGAGCTTCACTTGCGCCGGCGAGATAGCAGGCCGCACCTGTCCAACAACCACCGCCGACGATGCGCATCCAGCCAGGAAAGCGGCGCACACAGCAACTGCAAAAAGTGTCTTTATCTTCATTGATTTCCTACTTTGGATTGGGCGCCGTCGCGCTTGCTTTAATTGTTAAAATCGTCCACGTCTTACGTCACCAACATTGATCTAGCGCAAACTACTGTATGGGTGTACAGTAGTTTAGCGTTCTTAACTTGGAGACGATGATGCATCGACAAGATGAGTTGAACATGATGTTTGAGGCAATCGATGACGAAGGAAGGGATGTTGTGCTGGACATCCTTACTGGCGAGTATGAGCGCGTGCAGGCATCACGACGCACCAGACTTCGCCTTGTCAGATGCACGCATTCGGCGCCGAATATTGCGCACAAGCCTGTCGATCCGGCTCCGATCAGCGGGGCTGGATAGTCGGTAAATTTCGATCATCTCGACTATAGTGTCGAGGATGTCCTCAGGCTGCGCCGGTGTCGCGCTTACGCTCTCCGGTGTCTGCACTTCCTTTCCCGTCGCGTCTGGGGCTCCCCCCGGTGCCCCGCGTCCATTCGCCAGCCAGATTGGGTCAACGTCCAACGCGGCTGCAATGTCCACGATCTTTCTAGCCGTCAGGCGAAGCCCGGCTTCCAGGTTCCCAATGGTGCTCTGCGATACGCCGCCCAGCTTCGCCAAAGCTTCTTGAGTTAGCCCCTTGCGCTCGCGGGCCCACGTGAGCCGTTTCCCTAAAGTATCCATATCACGAATGTAATACAGATCATCATCACGTTGGTGTTGACGGTCTAAACACGAACGTGATACTGTAGACGCATGGATACCCAAAAAATCACCTCCGATCTGATTAAGTCCGGGCTGACCCAGCAGCAACTGGCTGATCTCGTCCCGTGTGGCCAATCGACTATCGCCGCCTACCTGGCCGGCACGCGCGGCGCACGGCCATCCAAGCAAATCGGCGACCGTCTGGAACAGCTCCATGCCGAGCGCTGCCGTCCTGTTATCGCGCCCAGCCCGCGACGACGTCGCGTGACCGATTCTCAGCCGCAGTAACCCCGGCTGTTTTCCTGCGCCCAAAAAGTTGCACGCAGGAAGAAGCCATTGAGCAACAGAAGCACCCGCCAGCCGCAAGGCTGACCCACGTAACCCGCAACACCAAGGAGAAACACCATGAGCCTGAACCCAGCAACGCGCGTCGAAACCGTCGAAGTGCTGATGAACCCGGAAGAACTCGCAAGTCTGGACGGCCTGCGCAAGCTTTTCGGTCTCGGACGTAGCCCGTTCCTTCGCGCACTGAGCAATGTTGCAGCGCACTCGCATGGTATGGCGCCGCCCGCGAACCGTGAATCCCGAGCATGTCCGGGTCGGGGTCGGATCGCAGGGCGCTCGCGCGGCGTGAGCAACGGTCGGAGGCACCTTTAAAGGCTTCCGTCTGAGACACGAGACGGAAAAAGAAAGGCCCGGAGGAGAGCCGGGCCGTGGAGAGGATTTCAACTATGAGCAATGTACCACTAGATAGCTTCGAGGTGACGAAAGTCATTGCGAAAGCGTGCAATTGGGCCGACAGGCGCCGTGCTGTTCAGGACGCGCCGCCGGCCGAAAAGCGTACTGCCGAGGGTCGCTACAAGGTCAGCCGGATCGAGCTTGCCGAGGCCGTCGAGCACTACCGCAAAGCGGAAAAGGAGGCGAAGTAATGGACCTCTCAATCCGTGTCGTCACACCCGAGATCATGCGCCAGTTCGGCGCTGACGCATTTGATCGGGGTCTGACCATCGACGATCACAACATGAACCCGTGGGTTCCTGCTGTTGCCGACTGGCGCAAGGGCTGGCTTGAGCGCAAGGCAACCGCCGAGGCGCGCAAGCTGATCAAGGCTGCTTCCCCAGGGAGCCCGCCATGACCGCGCCCAAACACAAATCCGAACGACAGGCCGCGCTTGACCGCCTGTCCGAAGTCGTCGAGCAACGCCTCGTCGACAACGCACCTGATGGCCTGACGCTGCTCGAAGTCACTGAGGGCACAGGCTTTGCCGCCTGCACCGTTCGCGTTCGCCTGGAAGCCCTCGAAGAGATGGGCATCGTGCACCGCGTGCGCCACATCATGCCCGGCCGCCCCAACCATTACTTCCTCTGGCATATCGGCGCCAAGCCGGCCGCTGCCTACGTAGAGAAGCATACCCCGAACGCCAAGCCAGGTTCTGTCCCGCGTCAACCCACCCTGCGCGTCTACCCGCCCGTCAACCGCCGTGACGAGCTCGTGGCCGCGCTGTTCGGCCCCGCCGGCAAGGAGGCCGCATGAGCAAGTCGAAGAAGCCCCGCAAGCAGTACCGCCCGAAGCCCGTCGCCCAGCACGGCGGCTTGGTCGCCATCGCCATGTGCCACGCCCGCGGCGAGAACGCATCCGTTCTTAAGCCTGATCAGGTCACGGACCTGGGCGTCGCCTACTGGCTGTCGTTCGAGAACCTGCGCGCCGGCTCGGCCAACGAGGAATCGTGGTCCTGCGTCGCCTGCGCGCTGAATGTCGCCCTCGTCCTGTGCGAGAAAGGGATCGGCGCCGAGTACGAACAGCATCTGGTGGCCGCCCTCGACGGCTGCTTTCGCGCCAAGATCCGCAGCGCCAAGTCGGGAAACTTCCGTCTCGACGGCGAAGCCCTGCGCGACATCGAGACTGCCCTCCAGATCCACGATCAGCAAATGGCGATTGCCAAGCGCTGGGAAGTCACCGCGGCGATGAACACGATCTACAAGCGCATGAAGGACGGCAACGTCTACCAAGAAGCCGCTGCGCTGAGCGAGGGCCAGTGACATGAGTATCGCCCTGATGACCATGGCGTGGAAGTCTGGCCTGCCGTCCGGCCAGAAGATGGTTTTGCTCGCGCTTTGCGACAACGCCAACGACCAGGGCGAGTGCTACCCGTCCGTTCCGATGCTGGCCGAAAAATGCAGCATGGGAGAGCGCACCGTACAGCAGCACGTCGCCGATCTGGAGTCGGCCGGCATCGTCACGCGCGAAATGCGCACCGGCCGCAGCACCATGTACCACATTAACCCCCGCAAAATCTGCACCCCTGCTGAATCCGCACCCCCGCAGATTTCGCACCCCACCCCCGCAGATTTCGCACCACCGCCCCCGCAGATTTCGCACCCCACCCCCGCAGATTTCGCACCCATAACCATCAAGGAACCATCAATTGAACCATCAGAGAAACCAAAGAAGCGCGCGAAGAAGCCGCGCGCCGTCCTTGGTGTTGCTGACCTGATGGCTCTCGGGGTCGAGCAACAGGTGGCCGAGGACTGGCTGGCGATCCGGAAGGGCAAGCGGCTGCCGCTGACGCGGACCGCGCTCGACGAGATCGTTGCAGAGGTGGGCAAGGCTGGGATGTCGTTGCCCTCGGCGCTCAAGCTGTGCTGCGGACGTGGATGGGCTGGATTCCACGCCGCCTGGCTCACGCCCAGGGCGACACCTCGGGATGGATCAGCATCGAGCGACAAGTTCCGTGTTGCGGATCTGGACCACTCCAGCTCCCGGGCCGCGATGGAGGAAAGCATCCGCAAACACAACATCACCGTCCCTGACGGCGAGATCAATTTTTGAGGCCCGACATGAACGACATGGCAAGTTTTACTGGTGGCCTCATGAAGGGCATCGTGGAGATCGAAGGCGAGTGTGCGGAGCATGGAAAGGCCGTCATATTCCGCCCGAAGTTCATGGCTGATCGCCCATGGTCGTGCCCGACGTGCGCGCAGATCAGGGCCAAGGAGGAGTCCGAGCGTCAGTGGATCGAAGAGCGACGGGCAACGCTGCATCGCATCGCCTGCGTGCCGAGCAAGTACCGCGGCTCCAAATTCGAGGCCACGACTCCGGAGCAGAAGTTCGTTCGCAGCACGGTTAAGGCTTTCCGCGACGCGATCGCCGCTAAGCCGCAATGGGCTGTGCTCGTGCTGTTCGGCGGCGTCGGCACCGGCAAGACGCTGCTCGCTTCCGAGCTGGCCGAAGCGCTCATCGACAACCTCAACATGTCTGTCCGCTACTGCACCGCGAAACAGATGATTGCCGAAATCCAGGCAGCGTACAGCACCGAGGGCAAGAGCGAGGAAGGCGAAGTCCTGCGCTTCCTGCAGTACGACCTGCTGATCCTCGACGAGATCGACGCCAAGCCAGACCGCGAGAACGCCAACTTGTTGCTGACGGAGGTGATCAACCGTCGCTACAACGAGGAGAAGCCGGTTGCGGTCATCACGAACCAGCCATTTGACAACTTGGCCAAGTTCGTGGGCGATCGCGTCGATGACCGCCTGCACGAGAACGCGTACGTGTGCTCGTTCGACTGGCCAAGCTTTAGGAGGCGCTGACGATGAGCCGGCAACTCGAAGATCAAGCCGCAGCGCTATTCCCGATCGTCACCGCGACAAGCCGTGACTACAAGGCCTGGGCCAAGCGGATCGTCTGGCGCGAGGAGCAGGGCGATAAAGATCTGACCAGCATCCAGATCAAGTTCGCCCGCGAGGCAGTGAGCCGCGGGGTCGAGGAATCGATATGAACCGCCCGCCCCAGCCCTGCGTCATGTGCACCCGCTTCCACCGCCAAGCCGACGCACCTCCAGCACACGGCTACTGCGAAGGCAAAGAGGTGTTCCGGCGCCACGACGACACGAACGAAGCCTGCCCTCTGTGGCGGGAAGCAGCGAACAGGCAAGAGCGCAAGGCGTGGGCGGAACAACAACAAAACGTGAAGGAGAAAAATTGAATGAGCTGGCTCTTTTCGCAGGCGCTGGTGGAGGAATACTCGGCGGCCACCTCCTTGGATGGCGAACCGTGTGCGCAGTTGAACGTGACGCCTACGCAGCACAAGTTCTGGCGCAACGACAGAACGATCGATGCCTCCGACCTTTCCCGATTTGGTCTGACGTTACGACTTTTGACGGCCGCCCGTGGCGCGGAATTGTTGATGTCGTATCAGGCGGCTTTCCCTGTCAGGACATCAGTGCAGCCGGAGCAGGCGCAGGCATCGATGGCGCACGAAGCGGACTCTGGACGCACATGGGGCGCATCGTTCGCGAGGTACGACCACGCCGCGTCTACGTGGAAAACAGTCCAATGCTCACTTCTCGGGGGCTCGGACGAGTTCTCGGAGACTTGGCCGCGTTGGGGTTCGATGCGGAATGGGGTGTCGTATCTGCGGCCGATACCGGCGCTCACCACCTCCGTGAGCGAATTTGGATTATGGCCTACGCCGACGGCGAGCCTCGGGACGAAAGGTGGCCGCATCACGCCCAGGAAGGGCCGGGAGGGCGGCACCTTGATCGAGGCTATTGCGGCGCGTCGCTACCCAACTCCGAAAGCCAACGATGCGCTGAAGAGAGGGAATTTCAACGCCTACGACAAGCGCAACGGTTTAGTGGCCGCCGTCAGGCAAACCGACCCTGGCCTTCTGAGTCCGGACTGGACCGAGTGGCTCATGGGGTGGCCCATCGGGTGGACCGCATTACAGCCATTGGAAACGGCCAAGTTCCACGAGTGGCAGCAGCAGCATGGAGGATTTTGACGACATGACCCACCACCAAGCCCACGAGCGCATCGCCGGCCTGCACTTCGCCATGCTGATGATGCGGCTCGGCGTGGGGATGCACTGGCAACACAACTGACGAGACCATTTCGCGCGCGAGCGCAGATAACCACGGAGAACACATGAGCATGAATATTGAAGAACGAGTGAAGCACGTCGTTGCATACCAAATGGGCGTTGTCGCAGGCGAGATCAAGCCAACTGACCGGTTCGTGGAAGACATGGGCGCCGACAGCTTAGATGGGGTCGAACTCGTCATGGCACTGGAAGACGAGTTTGAGTTGGAGATCGACGACGAGAAAGCGGAACAGGTCAAGACAGTCCAGCAGGCTATCGACTTCATCACGCGAGAGATGACCAGCAATCCGGTCTGACCACCACGCAGCCCGGCCAGCCCGGGCGCACAACGATAACGGGAGAACCTGATGAGAAAAGTGAATGTATGGAACACGATGGGCGAGATTCTGAAACAGTTCGATACGGTCGGCGAGGCTGAGGCATGGATCGCCGAGTGCGAACACGAGGAACTGACCCGTACCGAGAACAGCGGCGATACGAACATCGCGGTTCTGGAATCGTTTTGACCACAGGGGAACCTGAACGATGAAACCGATTCCAAAATCACGGAACCAGCGAGAGGGCGGCTATCTTGGCCGCTACAAAAACGCCTACGACGCTATGTGGTACATCGATGAGGCGCCCGCTCCTCGTCGTCGGCATCACCGCAAGGGTAATTGGCATTGGAAAACCCTTCGAGAAATGCGAGGTGCGGCATGATGAGCCGAGAAAAAAACAAACAATTGCATCCAACGTTAACGCCATTGGCATGTCCATTTTGCGGCGTGAAACCCAAGATAGCCCCGGCGCTTAAAGATGTATTGGCGCATAGGGTAGGAAGTGCTTGGGGCCTCGTTTATTGCGCGAGCAGACGGTGCCATGTAAAACCGCGCGTAGACGATGGGCAGGACATTTCAGACGAGCGCGGCACCGGTGCCTATATCGATATTGCAATCCAGCGTTGGAATCGGAGGGCCGCATGACCGCCCTCACCCGCACCGCTATTTGCCTCGTGCTGGCTACGCTGGCCGGCTGCGGCCCGACAACCGGCGACAAGCCCGGTGACGAGCAGCGCCCGCAGGCGCTGGACCCGTGGCTCTACAAGGACCGCGCTACCGGCTGCGAATACTTGACCAGCCGCGAAGATCGCGCCCTGACGCCGCGCATCGCCGCCGACGGCAAGACGCACATGGGCTGCAAAGGGGCGCAACCATGACGCTGACTCGCTCCACCGCTCTCCGCACAACGCTCCGCGAGCGCAAGTGCACCGTCTGCAAGGACAAGTTCAAGCAGCAGCGGCCAATGCAGGCTGTGTGCTCGCCGGCTTGCGCGGTCGCTCACGGCAAGAAGGTAGCAGCCAAGCAGGCGGCAGCCCAGGTGCGTGCCGATCGGGTCGCGACCAAGGCCGCGCTCGAGAAGTTCAAGACCAAGGGCGAATGGATCGCCGACGTCCAGCGCGTATTCAACGCCTACATCCGCGAGCGGGACCGTGATCAGCCGTGCATCTGCTGCGGCCAATTCTTCGACACCAAGGACACGCTCACCGGTGGCCAGTGGGACGCCGGCCACTACCTGTCGCGCGGATCCGCGGCGCATCTCCGGTTCGACGAGCGCAACGTCCACAAGCAGCTCAAGGGCCACAACCGCCCGGGCGGCACGACACGCGGCCAGTTCCGCGCCGGGATGATCGCACGCATCGGCCTCGACGCCGTGGTGGCTTTGGAAGCCGACCAGGCGCCGCGGAACTACACCATCGACGACTTGAAGCGCATGAAGGCCGAATACACCGCCAAGCTGCGCGCGCTGAAGGAGAGTAAGTAATGCGAGACGTCACCATCTACGGCATCACCGCGCACCAAGCGCTCGCCGGCAGCTTCGTCGACATGTATCGCATGCCGCCCATCGACCGTCTGTTCCCCATCGGGGGCGGTGAGGCCCTCATGCTCGAGCGCGAGACCGTGCAGCGCCTGCAACTGCAGGTGCACTCGATTCACCGCATCGGCCAGCGCGACGAGTACATCGCCATCGAGCCCGAGCTGGAAGCGCTGCTCATGCTGCCGATCACGGCGCGGCTGACCGAGGCCGAGCGCCGAATGCAACGCCACGCCAACGAGGCCGCGCGGCTGCGTCAGCGCCTCGACGCATACAACGCCATGCCATGGTACCGCCGCGTGTGGACAACGATCTGGAGGGACGTATGACCGCCCTTGCCATCTACCTCGCTCTCTCGCCCGCTATCGGCATCCTCGCCGGGCGGTTTATCAACGTCGGCATGGTGGAGAAACGCCCTTGACACAACAACACGGCATAAACTGGCGCCTCCAGAACTGGGCCGACTGGCTCCGCTCCCTGGAGCGCAACCGCGGCACATGCATCACCGGCATCATCTGCGCCAACATGCGCGAGGCTGCGCTGGGCAACGTCTGGAGCGGCCACGACGCGCCCGAGCCCATCGACACGGCCGACGCCGAGCGGATCGAGCGGGCCATGCGCACGCTGATCAAGCCCAAACGCGACGCCCTGAAACTCCACTACGTCGTGGGCGCGCGCTGGCAAATCATCTGCCGCCGTGCGCACGTCCGCGTCTCGCGCGAGCACTTCGACATGGTAATGCGTCAGGCTCGCGAGGCGGTAGAATTGCAGGTCAACAAGGAGGCGCGATGATCAACGACGACAACCCCTTCCGCCGCGTCGACTGGTCCGGCGACCAGCCACTGCCGAGCGATGACGACGATGAGCACGGAATGCCGCTGCAGCCGCGCGGGCCCGGCCTGTCCGCAGCTGACCTGGAGCTGCTGACGCTGGCCGCGCGCGCACTCGGCGCACGGGCGGAGGCCGTCGAGGGCGAGCAATGGATGATTCTGCACTTTGCTGATGGGACTGAGGCGCACGGCTGGAATCCGCTGCTATTCCGCGGCGACACGTTTGAGCTCGCATGCGACTGCTTCGTTGCCCTGAGCTATGGCGGCGACTTCGTCACGGCAGACGGGCCGCAGCGCCCGGCCACAGAGCTGTTTGACAGGCAAGATAAGGAGAGTCGGCGAGCAGCTGCCGCGCGTGCAATCGTCCGAGCCGCGGCCGAGATCGGGAAGGCCATGGCATGAAGGTCGCGGAACTGGAAGGCGCCCGGGGCGTCGCAGAAATGATGGTTTCACGGCTTGACGGGGTTATCCTGCACCGATGGGATATGGGACAGCGTTCGCTGCACTCGCAGTATTGGCCCGACCTCATGGGCGACTACGAGCCGTGGTTGGCCGAGAAGCGTGACTATGCGCGTCGGTATTTTGGTAACGAAGGGACTGATTCCTGCGCGAAATCCCTTGACAGCAGGAAATCTCAGCAGTAAATTCCAAGCAACAACTAATTTCCGTCGCTCAAGACGTGTCGATTGCTCCCATGCGGGAGCTTTCGGCCGTCTGGAGAAAGTAAAGCCCCGCGATCAGCAGTGATCCGGGGCTTTTTGCATTTCAGTTCCCCGTCGTTGTCTCCGTCCCTCGTCCGCGAGGTTAAGGCCCGGCCGCCCGAAAGAGCGCCGGGCCATTTTTTTGCCCAAACACCATGCTCAAGCCCACTGGCAATCGCATCGTCGTCCGCCTGGACGAGAACCTGCCCACCGCAATCGAAGGCTTCGTGCTGCCGCCGAAGACCGACGCATACCGCGCGAAGGACGGCGCCATCGAGGGCATGAATCGCGGCACGGTCGTCGCTGTTGGCCCGGGCGCGCGCCATCCGAAGACGGACAAGCTGCTGCCGATGGCAACGGAGGTCGGTGACGTCGTCCGGTTCTCCGAACTGCAGTATTACACCGAAAAAGAAGGCGGGCACACGTACGTGCTCATCAGTGAAGCAGACGTGCTGGGCGTGGAGATGCCGCACCCGGCCGAAGCTGCGCGCGCCGCCCCAACTGCCATGGCTGCGTAATGGCACAAATTCAATTCATCCGACCGGGGGAGATCGTCCCGTTCGGCATCAGTCGCTATGCCCAAGGCCATCGCCTGCGCCTGCCCGTGTTCGCATGGGTGCGCCGCGGCTACGACATTCGCAACGACCAGTTCATGCGCGGCCTGTGGACGTTCGATGTCTGCCTGCGCACCGAGCAGAGTGGCGTATCCCTGCATTGGGGGTGGGCATTCATCCGCGCAGTGGAGAGGGCTGCATGACCGGGCGCCCCAGCAAGTTCCAGCCAGAGTTCATCGCCCAGGCTGAAAAGCTCTGCAAGCTCGGAGCGACCGATATGGAAATCGCCGATTTCTTCGAGGTCGACGTGCGCACCATCTATCGATGGAAAGCTGAGCATGAAGGCTTTTGTCATGCCCTAAAAAGCGGGAAGGACCAAGCCGATGAGCGTGTCGAGCGTAGCCTGTTCGCTCGCGCCATCGGCTACGAGCACGACGACATGGACCTGCGCGTCGTCGAAGGCACCGTCGTGCAGACGCCAATCCGCAAGCATTACCCGCCCGATACCACCGCTGCCATCTTCTGGCTGAAGAACCGCCGCAAGGAAGAGTGGCGCGACAAGGTGCAGAACGAACACACCGGCGCCGATGGCGGCCCGGTCCAAATCGAGAAGATCGAACGTGTCGTCGTCCGTCCTGCAAATCCAGACGCCTGAGGTCTTCCTGCCGCTGCTGGAGCCGGCCCGCTACAAGGGTGTGCACGGTGGCCGGGGCTCGGGCAAGTCGCACTTCTTCGGCGAGATGCTGATAGAGCGCTGCATCATGGAGAAAACGGACGCCGTGTGCATCCGTGAGAATCAGAAGTCGCTCGACCAGTCGGTAAAGAAGCTGCTGGAGAACAAAATCGAGGCGATGAACGCGGGCGCCTACTTCGAAGTGCAGGACAAGAAGATCCGCGCGCGCAACGGTGGCTTGATCATCTTCCAGGGCATGCAGAACCACACCGCGGAGTCGATCAAGTCGCTGGAGGGCTACGACATCGCGTGGGTCGAGGAGGCGCAAACGCTGTCCCAGCGCTCGCTCGACATGCTGCGCCCGACGATCCGTAAGCCTGGGTCGGAAATCTGGTTCAGCTGGAACCCGCGCTTCGAGACTGACCCGGTTGATACGCTGCTGCGCAGTGAGACGCCGCCGCCTAACTCCGTCGTGCTGGAGGCGAACTACCACGACAATCCGTGGTTCCCGGGCGTACTGCGCGACGAGATGGAGTACGACCGCAAGCGCGACATCGACAAGTACACGCACATCTGGCTCGGCCAGTACCAGCAGAACAGCGAATCGCGTGTCTTCAAGAACTGGACGGTCGAAGAGTTCGAGGTCGACCCGACGCAGATCATCCGCCAGGGCGCGGACTGGGGCTTCTCGGTCGACCCGAGCGTACTTGTGCAGTGCTACATCGTCGGCCGCAAGCTGTACGTGCCCTACGAGGCGTACCGGGTCGGCTGCGACATCGTCGACACGCCGGCGCTGTTCATGAGCGTGCCGGACGCCGAGAAGTGGCCGATCACGGCCGACAGCGCCCGTCCGGAAACGATCAGCCACATGCGCAAAAACGGCTTCCCCAAGATCATGCCGGCCGTGAAAGGCGCGCGCAGCCTGGAGGAAGGCGTCGAGTTCCTGAAGTCGTTCGACATCATCGTGCACCCGCGCTGCAAGCACCTGATCGACGAACTGACGCACTACAAGTACAAGGAAGACCCCCTGACGGGCCTCGTGCTGCCGGTGCTGGAAGACAAAGACAACCACGTCATTGACGCGCTGCGTTACGCCTGCGAGGGCGCTCGGCGTGCACAGAAACCGCAGGCGGTGAGCCGCACTATCGCGCCGCCGCCACAGCAATTTCACCCGCAGGGATGGATGGGATGAGCGAAATCGTCACCGAAATGCGCCGCAGGCTGCAACTGGCCCGCGACGCCGAAGGCGCGAACCGCACCGACATGCTGGAAGACCTGCGCTTCAGCTTCGGCGAGCAGTGGCCGGCCGCAATGAAGATGGCCCGCCAGCAGGAAGGCCGCCCCGCCCTCACGATCAACAAGACCGACACGTTCGTCCGCTCGGTAGTGAACAACATGCGGGCATCACGCCCGCGGATCCGCGTGCATCCTGTTGCCGACGGTGCCGACGTCAAGAAGGCCAACGTCATCGAGGGCCTGATTCGCCACATCGAGGTGAACAGCAACGCAGACCTTGCCTACGACACGGGCGCCGAGTACCAGACTCGCGCCGGTGAGGGCTTCTGGCGTGTGTGCACGCGCTACGTCGCCGAAGACAGCTTCGACCAGGAGCTGTACATCGACCGCATCCGCAACCCGTTCACGGTCTACATGGACCCGTCGTCCACGATGCCGGACGGCTCGGATGCTGACTGGTGCGTCATCACGTCGTCGATGAAGAAGCAGGCCTTCCGCAAGAAGTACCGCAAGGCGAAGATTGCCGACGTCAAGGACCTCGGCCCAGGCGATGACAAAGCCGTGTGGGCGAGCGCCGAAGAGGTTGTCGTGGCCGAGTATTACCGCTTCGAAGACACGCCGGACACGCTGTGCATGCTGTCCAGTGGCGTGAAAATGTTCAAATCGAAGATCGACCCGGCCGCGCTCGAATACATGGGCGTCACGATCGTGAACAGCCGCCCGACCGTCCGCCGTCAGCTCAAATGGTCCATGTGCACCGCGCTCGAAGAGCTCGACGAACGTGACCTGCCCGGCAAGTACATCCCGGTCGTGCGGGTGGTCGGCGCCGAGATGATCGACAACGGCAAGGTGATCCGCTTTGGCATGGTCCGGCAGCTCAAGGACCCGCAGCGCATGTACAACTACTGGCGCACGCAGGAGACGGAGTTTGTCGCGCTGGCCCCGCTGGCCCCGTGGCTGATGGCTGAGGGGCAGGACGAAGGCTACGAGAACGAGTGGCAGAACGCCAACCGCAAATCGTACTCGCGCCTCAAGTACAAGCCGGTCGTCGGCGAGAACAGCGAGCCGTTGCCGCCTCCGCAACGCCTGTCGCCTCAGCAGATCCCGGCCGCCAGCGTGAACGCCGCCATGGCCGCGTCCGACGACCTGAAAGCCGTCGCCGGCATGTTCGATCCGGCGCTGGGCGCGGAAGGTAATGAAACGTCCGGAAAGATGGTCAAGGCGCGACAGGGTCAGTCGGACATGTCGAACTACCACTTCTACGACAACCTGACGCGCGCCATCCGCCACACGGGCGTGATCCTGCTCGACCTCATCCCGCACTACTACGACACGCAGCGCGTCATCCGCATCCTGGGCATCGACGGCGTGCCGCAGACGACCACGATCAACGAGAAGGTGCGCGACGAGATGGGTGCCATTCAGCAGGTGCTGAACGATGTCACCGTCGGCACGTACGACGTCGTGATGGACACGGGGCCGGGCTACCAGACGAAGCGCCAGGAGAACAGCGACATGCTGCTGGGCCTGCTCAAGACCATGCCGCAGGTTGCGCAGACGGCCGGCGACCTCGTTGTGCGCCAGATGGATTTCGAGGCCGCGCAAGACGTGGCCGACCGCCTCGCCGCGGCAAACCCGCTGGCCATGGCCGAGAAAAAGCTGCCGGACGACCTGCCGGACGACGTCAAGGCGTTCATTGCTCACCTCATGGGCGCGAACCAGCAGATGCAGCAGGCGCTGCAGCAGGCCGAGCTGGAGAAGAAGTATCGCATGGGCGTCGAGCAGTTGCGCCAGCAGGGCAAGCTGCAATCCGACACGCTGTGGGCGAAGCACGAGAGCGAGCAAGAACGCATCCGCCAGGCCGGCGAAAGCCGCCGTCTGCTGGCCAAGGAGCACGCCGAGAACGTGCGCGAAGAGATCCGCTCCCGCACGAAGCTCGAAGACACGCAGATGCGTAACGACGAGTCGCGCTTCGAGGCGCTGCTGGACGCTCACACAGACCTGCAGCTCGGTGAAGACCGCGGCCCCAACAACGAATTCCACCGCGAGCACGCGTAAGTGCACCCCCGCCTACCGATGGGCTGTCATCGGGTCAAATCCGTGAGAAATCATGTCCACTGAGCAAGACAATTCGACGACCGCACGTCAAGCGGAGCGCGTCCAACCGAACGTTGTGACGAGCGAAACCATCGCGACCATGTATTCCGGCGCTCCCCCGACAGCGGAGCCGCCCAAGGACGAGCCGAAAGACGCGCCCAAGGACGACATCAAGGCCGATGGTGACACGGGAGAGAAGCGCAAGAAGCCGATTTCGGAACGCATGTCCGAACTGGTGAGCCAGCGCAAGGCCGCCGAAACCGAAGCCCAGCAGGCCAAGCGTGAAGCGGCCGAGCTGCGTGCACGGCTGGAGGCGATGTCCGCCCAGGCCGCGCCGGTGAAGGAGGAGCCGCGCCCCGATCGTTCCAAGTTCGCCAACGACGAGGAATACATCGAGGCCGTCGCCGAATGGAAGGCCGACCAGCGGCTGGCAAAGCGTGAACAGGAGCAGGCGGAAGCCCGCGCCAAGGCTGAACGCGAGCAGCTCGTGAAAGGCTGGCAGACCGCCCAGCAGCGAGCGCGCGCCGAGATCGAGGATTACGACGACGTGATCAAGGGCTCGGACGTGCAACTGCCCGGCCATCTGCATCAGGCGATTCTCGAGTCGGACGTCGGCCCGCACCTGGCCTACTACTTCGCGAAGCACCCGGACGAGGCCAAGCGCTACGGCGCCATGACCCCGACCAAGGCACTGCGCGAACTGGGACGCCTGGAAGATCGCCTGACGGAAGACGACGACCAGCCGGCCGCAAAGCCCTCTCCCAAGACTGAAATCGAAACGTCCAAGGCGCCCCCGCCTACTGCTCGCGTGAAGGACGCACGCGCGGTTGACCCCGGCCCTGCCAAGAGCTTCGAGGAATACCGCGCGCGCCGCCAAGCCGAGAAGCAGCGGTAACGCGCCGCCACCCACCACCGAAAGCCCGCCTCGTGCGGGCTTTTTTGTTTTAGGAGGCCATCATGGCTGGTAATACCCTGCTCACCATCAGCGACATCACCAACGAAGGGTTGATGATCCTGGAAAACGAACTCGTACTGGCTGACAAGATCAACCGCGAGTACGACGACCGCTTCGGAATCGACGGCGCGAAGATCGGCTACACCACGAACGTTCGCCGCCCGGCGCGCTACAAAGGTACGGCCGGCCCGGCGCTGAACGTCGAGGCGACGACCGAGTCGAGCGTCCCGGTGTCGCTCACCACGCAGTTCCACGTCGACACGCAGTTCCAGACGTCCGACCTGCTGCTGTCTATGGACATGTTTTCGAAGCGCGTCCTGCAGCCTGGCATCGCGACCATCGCAAACCGTATCGACTACGACGTCGCCATCGGCATGCGCAACAACTTCTTCAACATCACCGGCACGCCGGGCACTGCGCCGACCACGACCGCGCCGTTCCTGCAGGCTGGCGCCTGGCTCGATTCGGAAGCAGTGCCACGCGACGGCAACCGCTACATGGTCATCGACCAGTGGACGCAGGCATCGATGGTCGGCGGTCTGCAAGGCCTGTTCAACCCGCAAACCCAGATCGGCGAGCAGTACAAGAAGGGCATGATGTCCCGCCAGACGCTGGGCTTCGACTGGTACATGGACCAGAACATCGTCGCTAAGTCGTTCGGCGCCTTGGGCGGCACGCCCCAGTACGACAACACTCAAACCTCGTCGGCCGTCATCTCCGATGGCTGGGTGTCGTCGGGCACGCTGGGCACCAAGGGCTGGACAAACAGCACCGCGGTCGTCAAGGTCGGCGACGTGTTCTCGATCGCCAACGTCAACGCGGTGAACCCGCAGAACCGCCAGTCCGTCGGCAAGGCCCGCTACTTCGTCGTGCTGCCGCCGTCGGGCACGCCGTCGAACGGCACCTACGCGCCGAACTACGACCCGATCACCGGCGCCGACATGGGCGGCACCTACACGTCCGATGGCTCGGGAAAGCTGCAACTGACCGTGGCGAACGCCTGCATCACCGGCGGCGCTTTCCAGTCGGTCGACGCCGCCCCGGTCAACAGTGCCAACCTGACGTTCGTCGCAAGTGCCAACGCAACCGGCCCGCAGAACCTGGCGTTCCACCGCGACGCCTACACGCTGGTGTCGGCTGACCTGCCGCTGCCGGGCGGCGTGGACATGGCCGCGCGCGCCGCGCACAAGGACATCGGCATGTCGATCCGCGTCGTGCGCCAGTACACGATCAACAACGATGCCCTGCCGACCCGCCTGGACGTCCTGTACGGCCACGCCCCGCTGTACCGCGAAATGGGCTGCCGCATCTCCGGCTGACCGCTGATCCTCAACCCTGCCCCGCTTCGGCGGGGTTTCCTTTTTGGAGGCCTTCATGGCAAATACCAATCCGGGACCGGCAGTCACTCAGTCCGGCCCGACTTCGCTCCCCTTCGGCAACGTCCAGCAGGTCGCGCTGCTGGCGGTAGCTCTGTCGCCAGCCATCGTGGCGGCCAACACCACGGCGGAACAGACCTTCACCGTCAACGGCCTGCTCGTCGGAGACTTCGTCGAGGTCAACAAACCGACCACGCAAGCGGGCCTGGGCGTCGTCAACGCACGCGTGAGCGCGGCCAACACGCTCGCCATCGCGTTCTCGAACAACACCGCGTCCGGCATCACCCCGACCGCGAGCGAGAGCTATCAGCTGCTCGTGGTTCGCCCGATCGCAAGCGCACTGTCGGGCGGCCTGCCGTCGGCTCTGCCGCTGCCGTAATCCACCTGGGCCGGGTCCGCCCGGTCCTTTCGAACACCTGAACATGACCACTGCTTACGACATCATCCACGGCGCGCTGCGCAAGATCGGCGCCATCGCTGTCGGTGAGACGCTTTCGGCCGACGACAGCACGACCGGCTTGGAACAGCTGAACGCGATGCTCGACGTCTGGAGCACCGAGCATCTGGCCGTGTTCAACAACAGCGAGTACGTGCTGCAGCTACAGGCTGGCAAGTCGACGTACACGGTCGGTACTGGCGGCGACTTCAACATCCCGCGGCCTCTTCGCCTGTCGGGAGCGTACACGCGGTTGCAGCCGACCGGCACGACGGTCGATTACCCGTGCGCGGAGGTCGATTTTTCGCGCTGGTCGAAGATCGGCCTCAAGAGCCAGCCTGGGCCGTGGCCGAAGGTCATGTACTTCAACACGTCGTACCCGCTGGCAGAACTGATCTTCTGGCCAGTGCCGTCACAGAACGCCGAGTTCCACCTGTGGGCCGACATGGTGTTTTCGCAGTTCGCGAACCTCACCGATGCCGTCTCGCTGCCTCAGGGCTACATGCTCGCGCTGCAGACGAATCTGGCGCTTCTGCTGGCCCCTGAATACGGCGTACAGCCGGCGCCCGAGCTCGTCGAGACTGCGCGGGCCACGAAAAAGGCACTCAAGGCGCTGAACGCTACGCCCACGGCGACGTCAACGTACGACGCGTGCATTGTGGCTGGCAGCGACAACGACGCCGGCTGGATTCTCACGGGGGGCTTCTGATGCCAGAATTCGCATTCGTCGGCCCGTCCTACGAGGCCGCGAACCCGATGCAGGACGCCCAGCGCCTGATCAACTGGTTCGTCGAAATCGACCAGAACAGCGAGGCGAAGGCGCCGCTCGCACTGCTCGGCACGCCTGGGCTGATCGCAGTGGCGACCGGCCCGACCGCGCCGGTGCGCGGCATGTGGACGCTGCCAGGCAACACACGTGCTGCGGTCGTCATCGGTAGCAATGCGTACCTGTTTGATGGCGCGACGCTGACCCTGATCGGCGCACTCAGCACGAGCACGGGCCCGGTGTGGATCCGCGATAATGGCGCGGCCCAAGTGGTCGTATTCGCCGACGGCACGAACCTGTACGGGTACAAGCTGACGACGGGGATCTGGACGAATACAGGCATCAGCGCGCGCGGCGCCGCCTTCATCGACGGCTGGCTGACGTTCGGTCAAACTGGCTCGCAAAAATTCTTCACGTCGCCGCTGTACTGGGACGGCTCGGCCGCGTTCGACAGCACGTATTTCGCCTTGAAGGATGCGGCGACCGACAACCTCGTCCTCCCTATCGAGCACAACCGCCAACTCTGGCTCATCGGCGAGCGCACGACGGAAATATGGTACGACGCCGGCAACCAGTATTTCCCCTATTCCCGCCTGCAGGGTGCGATGCTGGACATCGGCTGTCAGGCCCCGGGCAGCGTGTGCCGCACGGGGAAAGGCCTCATGTGGCTCGCCCGTTCCGAGCGCGGCGAGAACGTTATCGTCATGTCGAAGGACTACGACTACGAGCCCGTGAGCACGCCGGCCGTGGCCTACCAAATCTCGCAGTACGCGACACTGACCGACGCCATCGCCTTCGTCTACAGCGAAGAAGGCCACGAGTTCTACCAGATCACGTTCCCGAGCGCCGATGCCACGTGGGTGTTCGACCTGACGACTGGGCTGTGGCATCAGCGCGCAAGCTTCGACGCGTCGACCGGGAAGTTCCGCCGGCACCGCGCGAACTGCAGCATAAACCTGAATGGAAACATCTACGTCGGCGATTACCAGAACGGGACGATCTACCAGATGACACGCAAGGCGTATGACGATGCTGGCGCGCCGCTGGTGGCCGTTCGTCGCACGCCGCACGTGTGGGACAAGGGCGAGCGCAACCGCGTGCGCCAAACGTGGCTGCAGATCGAGTTCACGCCCGGACAGGGCCTGACGACGGGCCAAGGTAGCGATCCGCAGATCATGATGCGGATGTCGAACGATGGGGGGGTCAGCTGGGGCAACGAACATTGGACCAGCATCGGCCAGATCGGCGAGTTCGGCCGGCGCGCGGTCTACCGTCGTCTCGGCATGGCTCGTGACCGCATCTACGAGGTGCGCGTTTCCGATCCGGTACCGCGCGACGTCGTCGGCGCCACGCTGCGCGGCATGGGAACGCGGGCATGAGCCAGATCCCACCGTTCACCGTCGATCCGATTGAGTTCGACAACAAGACCGGCCGCAGCCGTTGGAATCGGGACTGGTGGCTATTCCTGAACAACTTCTGGCAACAGGCGGGCGGCACGAGCGATATTTCGGACGCCGAAGCCATAGGCATGTCGCGCGGCCGGCGCAGCCCGCAACGCGCCACCGCTGAACAGCCGCGATCGCGCGCCCCTGCTCAGCGAAAAGTTGACCAGGCCGTCCCGGCTCGCCATGCGCAGCCGCGCCTTGTCCTCACGAAGGAGACGTACAAGCCACTCACGCTGATCCGCCTGTACGCGGGCGTGGCCGCGGATATCCCGGCCGGCTGGCAGCTTGCAGACGGCACGAATGGCACTCCGGACATGCGCGACAAGTTCATCGTCGGTGCCGGCAACCTGTACGCGCAGGGCGCCGCGGGCGGCTCGACGACCATCACGTCGAACAACCTGCCAACGCACACGCACCCGTACAACGACAAGGACACGACGTACACGGCGAACACCGTCGCCGTCGCATCGGGCAGCGGTACGACGGTCGTGCAAAGCCTGACGGCTGGCGGCGGCGATACCGCGCGCACGAGCGGCAATAACACGACCACGGCGACGCCATACCTGCCGCCCTACTACGCCACGGCCTACATCATCAACACGAAAACCGTCACCATCGTGACGGACGCGAAACTGAGGTAACCATGTCCATCACCTACGGGCGCTTCTTCGCGCCGCAGCAAATCCCGGCTGCCGACACGCCGATCTTCACCGTGCCATCTAATCAGGCGCAGACGGTCATGAAATCGTTCCGCGTGCGACTGGCGAATACCACAGCCGCAGCGGCGAACGTGACCCTGTACGCAGCCATCGGCGCAGCAGCCGGCTCCGCCGCAAATACGTGCCTGCCGGCTGTGTCAATCGCCGCGAACGACTACCTCGACGTTGACGTGCCCGACATGGCCGCCGGCGACACGCTGCGCGCCCTGGGCGGCACGGCCAACGCCATCACCATCAGCCAGCTCGACGGCTTCCTGAAGGCCTGATGAAAACGCGTCTCGACATGTGCGCCGACCTGCTCCGCGCGCTGGGCGACCGTGCCCCGGCCTTGACGCCCGGCGATCTCGAACACGCACTTGCCGACTGGGAGCTCGTAGACGTCGACGGTGCCGTGGTGATGATCCGGGGCTCCGAGATGCACGTGGGGGCAGTACGGGAGTTGCGCGGCCGATGGTTTGGCCGGCGCGCTGTCGCCGTCATGGCCGACGTGCTGAAACGTCACGGCCGCGTCGAGACGCTCGTGCAGAAAGACCACGAGCCGGGGCACGCATTCGCGCGACGCCTGGGCTTCGAACAAGTCGGCGAAAGCGGGGCCGCGATCCGCTACGAACTGAGGAACCTACGACATGCGAAACCACACCGCACTGCTTGATCACCCCATCGGCTTCGCCGTGCGAGACGGGCGGCACTTCGACCCCGTGACGGCGCTCGTGGCCGGCGGCGCGACGCTGATTGGCTCGAAGATGGCGAGCGATGCGTCGAAGGACGCGGCCAACACGCAATCGGACGCGGCGCGCTATGCGGCCGACCTGCAGCAGCAGAATCTTGCCCAGACGCGTGAAAGCCTTCAGCCCTTCATCAACACCGGATACGACGCCCAAGGCTACCTGCGCAACCTTCTGGGCTTAGGCGCCCCGACCGACGGCAACACGTACGGCAGCCTGATGAAGCCGTTCAACGCGCAGACCTGGGAACAGTGGAAGGACCCCGGCTACGACTTCCAACTGCAGCAGGGGCAGCAGGCGCTGCAGAACAGCCAGGCGGCGAAGGATGGCGTTCTGTCCGGTGCCGCGCTGAAAGACCTGATCGGATTCAACCAGGGCATGGCGAACACGGCTTACCAGAACGCGTTCGGCCGATACATGTCGCAGAACGACGCGACGTACAACCGTCTGTCGAGTCTGCTCGGCATCGGTGAGAACGCAGCTGCAGGCGTCGGTAACACTGGCGCACAGGTCACTTCGAACATCGCGAACACGCTCACCTCAGGCGCGAATGCGCAGGCGGCCGGGACGATCGGATCGGCCAACGCATGGAGTGGCGGCCTGAACAACGCAGCAGGCTTCTATGCGCTGCGGAACATGATTGGCGGCGGAGGCGGCTCGTCTGTTCCGCAGGGTGTGCTGAACGTCGCAAATGCAAGCGCCGACCCTATCGCGTCACTCAATGCCCAAATGGGCTGGACCGGTTACTAACAAGGGGACCGCATGGCACTCGACCCAACCATCGCGCTCCAGGCGCAAGCCCCAAGTTTCGACACCGCGCTCAAGCCCGTGGCGTCCCTGCTGGGCATTCAGAATGCAATGCAAGAGCAAAAAAGCCGCAATATCCAGAACGAGCAGAATCAGGCCGTTCTCTCCGAGCGCAACAACCTGAGGCAACTCTTCCAGAACCCGAAAAGCATCCTCGACGAGAGCGGCAATATCGACTTTAATAAAGCTGCGCCGGCAGTGATGACAGCCGCGCCAACGCAGGGCGGCCAGATCCTCCAAGGTCTGATCGCAGCCCAGAATAGCGCAGTCGCAGCGCGGCGCGGCGTCAATGCCCTGAATGACGAGCAACGTGCGAGCGTGGGGCAATACATCATGTCCTTGGCTGGCAAACCGCCAGAAGCCGTCAAGCAAGGCCTGGATGGGCTTGTAGAGATGCAGCCTGGCCTCAAGGCCGCTGCAGACCATGCATGGAAGTATATGCTTGCGCCGAGCGCGGGTGACCCCGACGCATTCAAGAACGCCACGCTCAAGGTCGGCCAGTCCGTTATGGCACCGCCGCAACAAGCTGCTGCGATCACGCCGAACGTCGTCCAGACGGACAACGGACAGCAGATCGTCACGACCAACCTGAATCCGCTGGCTGAAGGCGGTGTTGGCTCGCACCCAATCGCGCCGATCCGGAAGCAGTTGCCGCCGACCACCCCGACCTTCGACAACAAGACCGGTCAGCCGGGTTATCTGGGCAGCGTGGACGATCCTGCAGAAGGCGGCTTCGATCCGTCCAAGCTCTCGCCGCAGCAGAAGGCCGCGATGATCAAGGCCGATCCGGAGGCCTATGCGAACGGACTGGAATCGTTCTACAAGCGGCAGCAGGCCGGCGCGGCGCCAGGCCGCGTCGTGTCCGGGCCACCTGTCGGGGCCGTCGCAGGCGTCGAGGGCTCGCAGGCCTCGATCAATGATCACTGGAAGGGTCTCAACGATCAGGCGAGCAAAGCCGGGACCGACATCGGCCTGCTGCAGAACATCAAGCAATTTGCGCACAACGCGGTCACGGGCCAAGTGTCGGACAAGGAATCCTTCATCAACGGCCTCGCCGCGCGCCTTGGGATGTCGAGTGCCGACCTGAAGAAGACGGACACCGACCTGCTCGCGAAGAACGCGGCGATGCTGGCCCTCACGGGCGGCAATACAGACGCAGCGCGCGCGCTGGCCGAGGCGGCAAATCCGAACACCAAGATGAACGAATCCGCCATCCGCCACGCCGCCGATCAGATTATCAGCCAGAAGCAGTTGAGCATCGCGCAGCAGCAGTTCCTGCTGCCGTTCAAGGCGATGGCAGATCAGGGGCACCCGGAGATCTACCAGGCGGCCAAGGCCAAGTTCGACGCCGCAGCGGACCCGCGCATCCTTCAATTGCCGAACATGGCGCCGGAGGAAGTAGCGAAGATGAAGGCCTCGATGTCGCCAAAGGAGAGGGCTGACTTCGGCGAGAAGATCCGCGCCCTCCAGTCGTTGGGAGTCGTCAAATGAGCGACCCGAAAAATGGCGGCAGCCTTGCCGATATGTGGGACGCAGTTCCCGTGCCTGCAGACCCTGGCACTGCTGGGAAGCCGCAGAATCTTGCCGACTATTGGGACTCGGTGCCCGCCACGCCGCGGACTGGCCCCCTCAAGGTCAACAGCGTGGCGCCGAACAGCCCGAACAGCAAAGTCGGCCAGGCCGCCGCCGGCGCTGCGCTCGGCGTAGCTGACCTGGGGAACACCGCGCTCAACGCAATCACCTACCCTATCGGCAAGGTCTTCCCATCAGTCGCTCAGTGGAACAGGACGCGCAATGCCGACTTCGAGGCTTTGACGGATGCAAACAAGGATTCGACCGCGTTCAAGCTCGGGCGCGTGGGAGGCAACGTCGCTATCACAGCCCCGGTAGGTGCCATTCTGGGCGGCGCGGCGCGCGCGGCCGGTGCCGGCAACTCGGTCGTCGCGGCGCTGACGTCCGGGGGCATGCGTGTGGGCGGTGCTACCGGCGCTGGGGCGCTCGGTCTGCGCGCGCTGGGCGGTGCGGCTACCGGGGGCGCTTCGGCGGGACTTGTCAACCCGGACAGTGCTGGAACGGGTGCTGTCGTAGGGGCTGCACTGCCGGGCGCACTGAAACTCAGCGGCGCACTTGGCAGTGGTGTGGCTCAAGGCTCCAACGCACTCGCCCAACGTCTTATGCAGAGCGCGATCAAGCCGACGATCAAGCAGTTGAAGACCGGCGACGCAGCAGTTGCCATCCGAACCTTGCTTGACTACGGCATCAGCCCGAACGAAGCGGGAGTAAGTAAGTTGCGCGATCTAATCGGCAACCTGAACGATCAGATTGCAGACAAGATCGCGAACTCGACTGCGGCCATTAAGAAGTCCGATGTCATGCACCGACTCGCCGACGTCACCGATTTCTTTGGCAAACAGGTCAGCCCGTCAGCCGATTTGGCCACTATCCAGCGCGTCGGTGAGGACTTCGCAAACCACCCTATCTACCCTGGAGACGACCTCACCGTACAGGCTGCGCAGGCGCTTAAACAGGGCACGTACAGGACGCTGGCGAAGAAGTACGGGCAGATGGGCGGCGTAGAGACCGAGGCTCAGAAGGGTTTGGCGCGTGGCCTGAAGGAGGAGATCGCGAATGCCGTGCCGGACGTGGCTGGGCTGAATGCAGAGGAATCGAGGCTGATCACCACCCTCAGTGTGGCCGAAAGGCGTGCGCTCATGGATCTGAACAAGAATCCTATGGGCTTGGCGTCGCTGGCAGCAAATCCGAAAAACTGGGCAATTTTCATGGCGGACCGCAGCCCGGCGTTCAAAGCGATGGCCGCACGCATGGTAAATAGAACGGGCGGAGCAGCTGCGTACGTGACACCGGCGCTAGAGGCGGGACTTAGTAATCCTCTCCTGCGCGGCGCCGCCGCGCAGCTTCCCGGCCCCGCCTCACAGCGCTAACCCACCCGTAGATGAAGGCCGCAAAGCAAAGCAGCCCGAATTTGATCAGCTTGTACTTGATGTAGTCGCTCATTCGTCATCCTTGGGGGTAGATTTCTGATATTCGGCCTGCAAGTCTTCTCCGGCCTTAGCAAAATCTCGCAATTTTTTAACAAATTCCGGAGAACGGATAGCTCTAACAAAGGCGTCTGTGACAGCTTCCTGCACTGATTGATCACTCAGCAGATTGGCTGGTTTTTCTGCAAAGCTTGCTTCAAGGCGCGCGACAATCTCGGCATTCATGCTGCGGCCGTTGGCTTTCGCTGCTTCTGCGATGCGAGGGCGCATGCCGTCAGGCAGCCGCAATACAAACTGGTCCGCTGTGCGGCTGGGTGGCTTGGTAGACATGGCGCAACCATACTAGCCAAGTGCTATGTTTTCAATGATATGTAGTTGCGATCATCGCAAAGTGCGAGTATGCTTAACCGGACTCAACTATGAAAGGAATGGCCATGGCGACGGTGCAATTTGTCGTCCGCATGCCCGCAGACATGCGCGAATGGATTTCGGTAGCGGCAAAGAAGAATGATCGCTCGATGAACTGGCTCATCGTGTCGATTTTGAAGGGGGCGATGAATGCCCAAAAGGAAAGTGCCCCGACTGCTGGAACAGTCGAGGCACCGATTTGAAACCATGATCTATAGGAATCAATATGAAGCTTATCACGATGGACGGTAATGGACAATCCAGAGGAAATCCGGGTCTTACGGCGCTTCAACGGCGGTTGCTGAGCCAATTCAATGCCCTCGACGCTGATGGGAAGGACTTCATTATTGCCATGCTGGAAGGTGAGTACGAGCACGCTCAGAAAGAGCGTCGCCCAAGCCTGCGCTTGGTCGCCGGAGGTGCCGCATGAGTGGCCTGATCAATATCGAACATCGCAACCTCGGCACTGCAGCGGTTGAAACCGTCAATGCACGTGAGCTGCATGCGTTCCTTGAAAATGGCGACCACTTCGCAACGTGGGTTCGTGACCGCATCAACCAATACGGTTTTGTTGACGGAATCGACTACACGACTTTTTCGGCAAACGCCGAAAAAGGTCGCCCGCGGATCGAGTACGCCCTGTCGCTCGACATGGCCAAGGAACTGGCGATGGTCGAGCGCACTGAAAAAGGAAAGCAGGCGCGGCAGTATTTCATCGAGTGCGAGCGGCAAGCGAAGGAACGACCGGCCGCAAAGGCACCATCAGCCCTGGAGCCGGTGAAGGAATTCAAGGCCCTGTTCGGCGTGGCGAAGTTGATCGGCCTGGACAAGAACGCGGCCGCAATCAGTGCGAATCAGGCCGTGACGCACCTGACTGGGACCAACCTGCTGTCGCTGCTCGGCCAGACGCACCTTGAGCAGCCGGAGCAGGCACAGTATTTCACGCCGACCGAGTTGGGCGTGCGAATCAACCTGAGCGGCCGGAAGGTGAACATGCTGCTTGCCGAAGCTGGCTTTCAGACTAAGCAAGGAGACGTGTGGGAAGTGATGGATGCCGGCCGCCAGTTCGCGAAGATTTACGACACCGGCAAGAAACACGGTAGCGGCGTGCCGATCCAACAGGTCAAGTGGTCAGCAGATGTGCTGCCGTTTTTGAAGCGTAGCGAAGCAGCATAGCAGTAACGATTTTCCGATCAACCCGCCCCGGGCAACCGCGGCGGGTTTTTTATTTTCCAGCACCCACAGAGGTGCTTTTTTTACGTCCAGAGGATAAACATGGCAAGCCTGATGCCTGTCGCGAAGCAGCAGTATTTCTTTCCTGGGACCGCCCTGCCTCTCGTCGGCGGAAAACTCTACACCTACGCGGCCGGCACCTCGACGCCGAAGAACACCTATCAAGACCCGGCGGGCACGACGCCGAATACGAATCCTATCACGTTGGACTCAGCCGGGTCGGCGCTGATCTACTGGGATGGCGCATACAAGATCGTGCTCAAGGATGCACTTGGCAACACTATCTACACGGTCGACAATTATCAGCCATCCGTCGCCTTCAGTGACCTTTCGGGCAACACAGCAACAACCCTGATCAACGGCACGTGGTTCAACAACGTCATCGCCAAGGTATCTGACCTTGGGACATCAATCGGCGCTTCGCTTCTCGGCTTCCTGCAAGCTGGCGCCGGCGCGGTGCTGCAGTCTGTTCAGGGGAAGTTACGGCTCCGCGAGATGGACGTCGAGGACTTCGGCGCTGTCGGTGACGGGGTTGCTGATGACTGGGCCGCGATCACAGCATGCTTCGCTGCGGCAAAAGCACGCGGGCGAAACGTAACCGTGCGTATGTCGCAGCGCTACAAGATCAGCAAGGGCCTGAAACTGCCGTCTCACGTGCGCATCAAGGGCCCGATGTCCGTGCGCTACCCGTATAACAACGCATCGCCGGCGCCGGCGCTGGTCGCGAACTTCACTGATCCGAACCAGTGGGTGATCGAGCCCGAGACCACGAGCGGCGGTCTGTCCGTTGGCTATAACACGCTGCTGACCGGGCTGCCAGACGGCGCGACATACAACTGTGCGGTGGAAGACCTGCTGATTATCTCCACCGGCGTGACACCGTACGGTGCGATCCGGATGCATGGCTGCCCGGGATCCTATGTGCGAAATGTCTCGACGCTCGGCACTGGCATTGGCCTGCTGGTGAACGAGTGCTACGGCGGCGAGTACCAGCTGCACGGCGAGGCGCTGTATTACGGCGCGATCATGTGGGGCGAGGCGAACGCGAACTACCTGGATGCGTACTACGACCAGACATCGCCGCGGGTGAAGACCGTCCCGGCCGGCTACCTCTTCCCCGGGATCAGCTCCCTGAATGGCACGTTCGTCTCGACCCTCAAGCTGTCGACCGAGGCCCACTACAACCGCCCGTTCGGTGCTGTCGTCGGCTCGACCACCTCGACCTCGTCGAACGATGAAATCGCGGTGACGGTCGAGGGATTCAGCGGCGGTCTGTTCATGTACAACGCGCGCTCGGTCACCTCGCCTCGATTCTATGTTGAGGGGAACGCAGGCGAAGTCGATTTCGGCATTGTGGCTGCAAGCTCCTCGATGGCGTCGATGGGTATCCATGCCTACCTGTCCGGCACCGGAACGCTGTTCGACCTTGGCGCAAACATCTTTGGCGACGTGATCCTCGACGGCATCATCAGCTATGCAACGTTCAAGCCGGCGAAACTCGACTCCAGCTCAAGGGTGATCATCCGCGGGATTTCGATGGCCAGTGCTCTCCAGACCACGCCAGAGTCGAACGTCCGCTTTCCCGACGACCCTGGCAACTGGATCGCGCCGACGCTGTTGAACGGCTGGACGAATGCAGGTGGCGCGAACGCTCCCGTGGGATATCGAATCAACCCCCTGACGTGGCGAACGGAGTTTAGGGGGGTGGCGATCAGCGGTACAGAAAACGCGTCCGCGTTCGTCGTCCCCGCCGGCTACCGCAGCCTTTACAAGGGCGCGGTGCCAGCCACGATCACTGGCGCGACGGCAACGGTAGGGACCGTCATATTCCTCGCAACAGGCGAGGTGATCCCGGCCACCACCGGCATGAGCGCCAATGGGTTCGACCTCTCATCGCTTTCGTTCCGCGCTGAGCAATGACGTTCACCACCCATAACCACCTCAACCATGAAAGATCGAAAAAACATGATCGATAAAGCACCGCCGGCAGGTACCGGCCTGAACATCGACGTCCTGCTCACATGGGCGTGGATCGTCGGCCTCTCCGTGCTGGGCGGCTTCGTCTCCTTCTGGCAAAAGCTCAAGAGCGGGCATGCACGCGCCTGGAACTTCACCGAGCTGGTCGGGGAGATCGCAACCTCGGGCTTGGCCGGCATCATCACCGCGAACCTGTGCGACTCGATCGGCGCGCCGGCATCCCTGAAATACGCGCTCGTCGGAATCCTCGCGCACATGGGCAGCCGTGCACTGTTCAAGCTCGAGGCCGTCGCGAACGCGAAATTCAACCTGCCAGCGGACGCGCCGGCCCAGCCGATCGGGGGCGTCGATGACAAATGACCTGAAGCCGTCCGGCGCCTGCCGCGCGCTGGTTCGCCAGTTCGAGCGCTGCTACCTGCAGGCCTACCTTTGCCCGGCCGGCGTGCCCACCATCGGCGTCGGCCACACCCGCGGCGTGAAGCTGGGCGACCGCTGCTCGCAAGAGCAGGCCGACGTGTGGCTCACGCAGGACCTGGAGGAGGCCGCGGCGGCCGTGTCGTCGCTCGTGCGCGTGCCGCTCACGCAGGGTCAGTTCGACGCCCTGACGTCGTTCGTGTTCAACCTGGGCATCAAGCGCCTGGCCGAATCGACGCTGCTCATCCTGCTGAACAAGGGCAACTACGCGGCGGCCGCCGACCAGTTCTCGCGCTGGGTCTACGCCGGCACGAAAAAGCTGCCCGGCCTCGTCACGCGGCGCGCGGCCGAAGCCGCTCTGTTCCTGAAATCCACCTCTTTACCCACCACCTGAAGGAGAAAACCGTGAACTTCAATTTCGACAATTTCATGACCGCCATGGCCAAACTGCTGCCCGCCGTCGGCGAAGCCGTGATCGCGCTGCACCCGAACAACCCGAACGAGGCGCTGAAGATCCAGGTCGGCACGCAGCTGATTTCGATGATCGCGGCGAGCCTGCACCAGACGACGGCCGCGCAAGCGCCGGCGGCAGAGTCGGAAGCGGCGCCTTCGCCCACGGCCACGTCCTGATGGACTACCACGTCAGCACGCCGGCCGAGACGCAGCTGGTCATGCAGACGGAAGACGGTCGCGTGGTGCAGGTGCTACCGGCGCCGACATCGTCGCTGCCCGCCTCCTCGACGGTTCAGCAACGTCAGCCGTAGGGGCGCCACACTTTGAGGCCGGCCATCATGGCCTGCCGTATCATGTCGGCCGTGCCTCGCCCGCCCGGGAACGCCACCACGCCATCCGGCCTCCCCTCGTCCAACATCCTCGCGTTTCTGAGCGGCCCAGCGCGTCGGCCATGGGCTCGCCAATCTGCGTAAAACGTGCGCACGTCGATGCCTTTGGCTTGTGCCCACATCCGCGCGTAGCTATCGGCACCAGTGGCGCCGCCTTCGATGATACACGTGATTCTACACTTGCCATGCAGCGCATCCAGGGCCCGATTGATCGCCGGCCCATCGTCGTAATCACGGCCACCACAGACGAGGAATCTCATAACTGTTTTTGCTCCGCAAACGCAATATTTGGCGGAAACTGAAGGGCATTCAAACAGACCAGATATCCAGCTTTGCGGAGCGGATTTGGCGCTGAAACCCGCATGGTTGACGCAAATCAGTATGAGCTTAGAAGGCTGATGCTCTATCCAACTGAGCTATGGGCAGATGCTTGATTTTTATGGATTTTATGGACTTTTTTGAACATCCATAAACCCTGTGTTTGCGGAGTGCTCCGCAAATCACTTAACCGGCCCGACGATTTTACCACGTCGCAAGTAGTGCTTTTGGGTCGTTTTAACGCTGTCATGCCCAAGAAGGTCACTTGCCGCCTGCTCTCCGCGCTCCAAGGCCGTGTCGTCTGCCGCCTTCGCGCGCAGGTCGTAGAACCAAAATTCCTTGATGGCCCTGGCCAACTCCGGGTGTTTCTCTGCCGCCGCTTCCTTGGCCTTGGCGAAGTGATCGCGCAGGATCTGCTTCGTCATCGGCTGGCCGTCGCGAACCATGAGGATCTGCGCATGGACGGTCTTATGGCTGGCCTTGCGCACCTGGATGCGTGCGATCAGGTCCGCCAGTTGGCCAACGATGGCGATGCGCAGGCGCTTTCCTGTCTTGCCTTGGGCGACCGCCAGCGTTCCCTCCTCGATGTCGTCCATGCGCGCCTTCAGGGCGTCGCCCGGGCGCTGGCCGGTCAGGTAGGAGAATTCCAGCGCCTCACGCAGCGGTTCGCTTGCACATGATCGGACGGCGTCGAATACCTCATCGGTCACGTACACATCGCGCTTTTTCAGAGAATGGCCATCAATCCCGATGCAAGGATTTTCTGCGTCGGTATATCCCCAGCCGCGCGCATGGTTCCAAAGTGTCGAAAACAGGCGCTTGCAACGATTGGCCGTTGTCGGCTTATCAGCGTGCTTGTTGAGAAAGCTGCGGATGCTGACTGGCCGAATCTGCGTGAGCTTTGCCATGCCGAAGTCCTCGCGAAGATGTTTCATGTCGGACTTATGGGTTCGCTGAGTGCTCATGGCCAGCTTTGTCAATTCCTCGGTTTCATACTTGGCGATCACATCGCCAAACGTTGGGGAGTCCAACCGTTGGGATGACTGGTAATCCGCGTATTTGCGAAGCGCCAGAAAATAGTCATCGCCTAGAGGTATTTCTTTGCGCGGCTTTGCCCCGGTATCAAGGTAATAGTAGACCTTTCCGCTGCGCTGCACACGCTTGCGCATGTGCGGCGGCAGGTTAATATTTGTCGTCGGCTTTCTTCCCATATCACTTTACAATCCAGACCGGCGGCTCAACCTTGGGCGACTCTGTCAACGGCCGCCCTTGAGCTGCCCATGATGGCACCACCGGCTTCCCCGTCGCATTCACATGGAACGGTAGGCCCATCCGGCGCAGCGCCTCGATCTGCTTAGATTTAATCTTTCGGCCGGTCAGCTCGGCCAGTTCATCGGGTGTCAAAAACATGCTCATATGCCCTCCCAAGCATAAGTTATCTATTTGCTGCCGATCTTCCCGTGCCACAGACGATCAATCGCCAGTGGCTCTTTGATGGACGTATCGGGGATGCGCTCCGGTTCTAGTTTGCTCGCATCCAAGACCGGCGCAGATGCTAGGAAAGGGATATCCGGCCGCTCGCCTTTCAGTGCCGCATACGCCAGCTGCACCTTGGCTGATGCGATGATCTTGCCAGCCGTATTGTTGATCTCTACTGCGTCCTTGGCCTCCATCGTGCCGTCGCGCAGCTTGTTGAAGACGTTGATCAGGTCGTTGCGGATGTCGGTGATGGTGGTCATTTGTTTTCCTTCAGAAGTCTAGAAATCATCATTTGGATACGTTTTGCATCTATTAGATCTGGATTAGCTGACGCGACCGGGATATTTAGCTTAGCTGCAACATATGAATCGGACAGTTCCAAAATGCTTCGTTTTTGCCTCGCCCTCCTTGTTTCTAACGCAATCGGGTTTTTCCATCTCCATTTATCGGGATTGCGTTTCTTCCAATTCTTAGCATATAAACGAGAACAATCCTTACACCATGAACTTAGTCCAGTGCTAAGTTTCGGCGCTGGATAAAACGCGTTGATCGGTTTTTGCAACTTGCATCTAGCGCAAGCCTTTTCCTCTACCATTTCATATCCCAGTTATTTTTATTTCATCAACGACTTCTTGAATGTAATCAGCGTTCTCGAGCTTGAAAGCCAATCCAATGATTGCGTACACTTTGAAGTGGTCTTTCAGTGGGCATTTCTCCAGTGCGTCAGCCATTGCTGAAATCGCTACAGAAATCGCCGTTGATTCCATCTGAACGTCTGCCTCGATTTCTTCCTTGGTTGGGTATTTGTAATCCGCCATCGTCATCTCCTATTCCGTCCCCGTTTCCTCGAACCTGCGCGTGTCGCCGCGCATCACCATCGACAGCGGCATCGGCCGCACGGTCGTCCTGTTGCGCCGCTCGTAGTCGGGCCGACGTCGATCAGTGATCGCGTCGTAGAAAAGCGCCTGGCTGCGGCGCCGGTCCTCTTTTCGCTCAATCATTCGATTTCCTTTTCCTGTTCGTCATAACGACGCTTTGCCTCGCGCATCACGATTTCCCATTCCGGCTTCGTCATCCGCTCGCGCACCACATCGATGATGAAATGCCCAAGGTCCTGACGTGCGTACCTGCCTTTACACAACTGGTTGACCTCGGCAAGTCGGCCCTGAATCTCCATCTGCTGGCGCACGAGTTCGTCGCGCTGCTCCTTCAGCGACTGGTACACCTTCCACGAGCGCTTCGCCTTCAGCTCATCATTTAGGAACGTAAGGCGCGGACGAAGGCTGGCCAGGACGGCCACCAGGGCGTTGCGCTGCTGCTCTGGCGTTAGCACCTCATCCTCGCCGCCGCCCAGCAGGCCGAAGCCTTTGCGCGAGCCTTTCGTCGACTCGCTGCCGGTTCGAGTCAGGAACTGCTCGCCACGTGCTGTCGACTTATACACGGCCGTCCTCTCGCGACGTCGGCCACGGGCACCGGCTCAGCGGGTGGCTGCCGCCGCACCGCGTGCACTGCGGCACGGTCCAGATGTCCCACATCAAGCGCATCATTGTTACGATCCACATGTGGCCTCCGGTGCAGCGTCGATCATGGCCGACCAGCACAGTTCGGCATCGTCGTCGGTTGCCTGATCATTCCCGCAGTCCCGAAGCACGCTACGCCCGGCACAGTTCATCTCGGCTGTCGATTGGATCGGCGCGAGCTTCCACCCGGCCGGCACGCGCCAGGCGTCGATGTGGGCGATGAGGGCGGCCGGTGATGCCTTCCCGCTGATGTTGTGGCTGGCACGACGCACAAGGTCAGTCAGCAGCTTTCGGAACTCCGGATCGTCTCCAATACTCTGCGGTTTCAGTTCATCCGACATTGGGTTCTCCCGGCTTACTCGGCACGCACATCGCAGCCGTGATTTCCAACATTGCCGCACCGATGATGCACTCCACGATTCGGTCAGCTACAGCCTGGTCTACGATGAATTGCCCGAGCAGGCGTTTTGCCTCGCTGGCCTGTGCTACTGCGATTTCATTAATTTGCATCACTCTCTCCTTTCTCTGCCTGCGGTTCGCTGACCGACATCGCTTCGCGTACTGCTGCGGCATCATCCTTGTCCCAATACGATGCGCGCTGGAGGATTTCGCGCGGAACTAGCACGAGGCCGGCCTGCTGTCCGCTGGACAGCGACAGGGGCGGCGTAGAGCGTCCAGACCTTGTAGCCGCAGGCGGTCGGCTGGAATGCTTTGCCGGTGCGCTGGAATTCAGTCGTACCGTCGTCGCGCTCAACGTACATGCCAAACGGCTGGGTCGGCGCTGCTGCCTGCTGTGCATGCGCCGCATCGAGTGCGGCAGCAGGGGATGCGGCGGACAAGCCGCCATGCATACGGATCATGTCGCAGAGGTATTCGCGCTCGTGCTCATCGCTGCGGAACGGTTCATCGTTCTCATCGATGCGGCCGCCGAAGTAGTCCAACACTACCGCCCCGATGAGGCGCGAGATCACATCGGCGATCTGATCGACGCTGGGCTGCGCCGGTTGGCCGGCATCTTCGCCGTTCGCGAATTGCGAAAGCCCGGCATGGCTGGCGAGCGCGGCGCGGGCCTGCCATGCTTGCCACGCGCCCTGAGCGGATGGCATCTGGTACTGATCGGAATCGCCCAGCATCTTGGGCTGGCCGAACTTCGGCGCATACCATGCCTCAAACAGCGCCCGCTCGTCCGTGGCCACTACTGCCGCAGTAGAGTGGCTGGACTGCTGGGCGAGCGCGTATTCGACGCCAGCCTTGAATGCGTCCGATTGGTCGTTGACGTGCCGGTATGCGTACAGGCCATCGCCTTCGTAGTTCACGGCTTGGCCACGATTCGACATGTACATCTCGAATGCATGGCGCACATCCGCAGCCGGTGCAGCTTCTGCTGCTCTGCGAGCGAGGGCGGCGTCGATTTGCTCGACTTCTTCGGCGGCCAGATTGCAGATGTTGTTCTTGCTGAGACCGTCTAGGTTCGCCAGCAGTTCGCGGGCGCTTTTGAGTGCGGCAATCAGCGGGCTGTCCAGGTCGATGCCTGCCGGTGCGGCGGTGGAACCGTTTTTGTTCTCGTTCATGGCTCAGTCCTTTTTCGTTTTCGTGATCTGCACTGCGCGTCCGCCGCGCCACCTCCAGCCAGTTGCGATTTGGCGCGTACTGAATCGCTCGCGGCGCTGCTTCAATGTCGTCCGCGGCCATGGAGTAAAGCTGTCTACGTCTTCGCTCATGGTGGTCTTCCAAAACTCATCTGGCACGACCAGCACGTGGTAATGAAAATCGGCCCAATCGTTGCGCGCGTTCTCGAAGTCCCACTCGTCATACTCGTAGCTGGTTTGATGCCAGCGGCCTGGAACGCCTGCCAAGCAGTCCCACGCTCGCCGGACATGGCGGGGCCGCTTGTACAATCGCCGCCATCCTCCTGGGTACTCGATGCAATCGCCGCCCTTCGAGGGCTCGTAGTCGGAAACGTCCTGCCCGTGGCTACGAAGCAGCTCTACCGCACGCTTTGCCTGCTTCTTGAAAATGCGGGCCGTGATCACGCTTCGCTCCCACGTTGGCCGTTCTCATTGCTGGCGGACTCGGCTAGACCTCGCCATTTCAGGTTCTGCCATGTGCTGCTGATACTCTTGTTTCGCTCGGCAAGCGCTGGCGTATAGTGCGATACACCCCATTTTTTGCCGTCGAAGTAGGAATAGCGACCGGAAAACGTATCTGCTACAGCGCGCTCGTAGACGCCAACAAGCGCTGGCTTGATCCTTCCGGAGATCCAGGGCGAGAGCTTCGGCTTACGCATGCTCGCCTCCTTCCTTGCTGGCGGCCGGGGCTTCGGACTTGAGACCGCGGATGACGTAAGCGCATTCCGATGACGCCAGCGACTTGTTCAAGTACGCATCGTAGAATTCGTCATCGTCGATGCCACGCCTACGAGCGTGACCTTGATATTCTTTGCAAACGTTGTCGCAGACTTTTGCCGCTTCTTCCAGCGCCTTGTCGCGAACATCGGAGCTACCGGCGCGGACGAAACGTTCGATGCTACGGGCCAGATCAAGCACTGTAGACATACGCGTGGCGTCGACACATGCCATGATTGCCATTTCCTTGATCAGCTCGTCGGTCAGCTCGGCCGGCACCTGGGATGGTGCCTGTACTGCTGGCGCGGCGTCGACGGACGGCAGCAGCTTGGCGATCATCTGCAGCGTGCCGGCCACGACATACTTCGGCGGCTCCGTGTTCGGGATCGCAGCCAGTGCAGATCCCACGTTCATGTACTCGAGCAGTTCCGCGCCGGCCGTGGCCATCGCGTTTGCCAGCATCGTGCGCTGGGCGTTGAATTCTCTGTGGCTCATCTTGTCCTCGTTGTTATGCTGGTATCAGGTCGGCGGTCTGCGGGTCACACGTCAGCCAGGGTCTCGACCTCGCCCGGAGCCGGGAACCAGTTCGGCAACGTCTCGAAGCTGTCGCGCAGTTTCATGATTCCGCCGAAGCACTCCAGGTCGCCCAAGCCACCGAGCACGAAATTGAGCGGACTGTCGCCGTCCCGCGTGAAGAACCGGATGGAGTTGCCGAAGCTTTTGCCGATTGCCAGCGCGTCAGCCAAATAGGCAGGATTCACCGGGCCCGTGATGCCTTCGCGGTATCCGATCGTGCTGGCGACGCGCTCGATGCGCGGGAACGCTCCTTCGATCAGCGAATTGCCCGGCTGGATGAACAGCGGCTGTGCCACCTCCCCCGAAAACATGGCCGCGCCGTTCGACATGACGTCGAGCGTGTGCTTGGCGTTGCCGGCGTGCTTGAGCGCGTCCTTGCTGATGGTGACGATCATCTCGCGCTCCGCGAAGCCGTGCGGGTCGCGCACGACGATGTAGCGGTGGCCGTCAGTCGCCACAATCATGACGCTGCCGTCGTCCAGCGGCCGGATGTTCACGCCGTTCAGGTAGTAGCGGATGTCCTGCTGCGCGGCGAACGGGTAGACGAGCTTCACAGCGACAGCGTTGACGCGGGCGATCATGTGCGATGCGGCTTGCTCGGCTTCCGGCATGCCGTCCAGGCTGGCTTGTTCGTTTTGGGTGGTGGCGTTCATTCGTTACATCTCCTAGTCCTATTGGTAGTTAGAGGAAGCCCATCAGGCGGTCAATCACGGCGTCCAGGTCGTCCCGGGTGTAGTTGGTCAGGATGCGCTGCAGGATCACGTTCGCGACGCTGTTGTAGACGGTCTCAAACTCGTCCTGACCCATGTTCGCGAAGCTGATCGACTTCGCGGTGACGCGGGTTTCGCCCTTCAGGTTCACTGCCATCTCGAAGTGGCCGGCCAAGCACAGCACGTCGTTGCGGAACTGGTCGAAGTTCTTGCCGACGACCTGGCCCTTGTACGTGGCCTCGACCGGCTCCCACGCCTCATAGGCGACGTTCAGTAACGCGAAGAACTTGCGGTGGAACGCCGGGTTGCGGTGACGCTTGATCGCCGCGGTGACGCCCTGCCCCAGCTTCAATTTGCTGATGAACTCCACCGCTTGCGGATCGACCGGGATCAACGCGCCGCCGGGCGCCTTGGTAAGGACGAGCTCTTTCATGCTATTTGATCTCCAGTCGGGTGCCCTGTGCCAGCAGAGCGCCGGGCACATCCTTGCCGTCCTGCAGCGCGGCCTTGATTGCAGCCTTGTCCGGCGTCGCCGGTGGCGGTTCGGGCTGTTTCATGAACTCGACTGGGATCAGGCTAGGTTCGAACACGTCGACGGCTGCCGGGTTCTTCTTGATCGTCAGCGCGAAGTGCGGGCACTCGATCTTCGTCACGCCGGCCACTTCCATGCACGTCTTCGTGTACTCGCGCAGGTGCTCGACGCGCTTCTCGATGGCCTTACGGCGCGCGGCCATCTCAGCTTCGGCCGACTTGATCGCAGCGGCCGTCGCATCGAGGTTCTTGATCGCGTAGGCCACGTTCTGCGCCTTGACTTCGAGCGGGTACGATTCCGCTTCAATGGTGTCGGCGATGGTCTGTGCATCGTCCTGCGTGTCCATCAGGCGCTCGACCATGGCGCGGTGTTCTTGAGCTATGGCGTAGAGAGAGAGTGCATTCATGCTTGCTCCGCGAGTTGTTGATTGCGTGCGGCGAGGCGCGCAGCCTTGACCGCTTCGTGGTGATCGATGATCCGGTCATCGGCCGTGGCATTCCAGGCTTCCGTAGCGATGGTGGCTAATTCCTTCGCCGACTTCGCTGCATCCATGCGGGCGCACCAGTCCTCGACGGTGAGTTCGCGTTGCGGCTCCGCGCCGGTCTCCAGCCATGACTTCAGCTGCGCGCCGGTATCGGCCGTGATGGGCGCCGGGCTGGCATTGGAGAACAGGCCCGTACGGTCCTTCGTCGCGGTGGCGAAATTCCCGTCGTGGATCAGGTCCAGCACGACCGTCATTTCGTATTCGAAGCCGTCGCGCTGCTCGGCCTTCATGCCCAGCTTCACGACCTTCTTGCGGCCGTTCTCTTCGGTCTGCGCGGTCTCGGTCTTGCTGCGCAGGGTGACGATGACGTGCATCGGGCTGTGCAGGATCGCGTCCAGCAGCGCGCGGTGCCGCGGCGTGACGTCATTCCATGCGCTCCACGAGTTGCCCTTGTACTTGGCTCGAGCGATGCGGTCGACTTCTTCCAGACAGCCGCCGACGCCGCTCCACTCGTGCGTGATGCTGTCGATGATCAGCGTGTCGTAGCCGGCTTCCTCAGCCGCCTTGATCGCCTCGATGTAGCGTTCCGGCGTGAACGGCGCGGCCAGGTTGAGCGTGTCGAAGTCGGTCAGGTGCGAGTACAGCGATGCGCTCTCGCGCTCCGTGTCGATGACGGCGATCTTACCGCCCAGTCCCTGCGCAAGCAGAAGCGCGCCCCAGGTCTTGCCCGAGCCGCTCGGCCCCGTCAGCGCGAGCCGTAGCCGTGCTTTCTGACGTGTGGCTTTCGTGAATTTCATGTCGATCTCCAGTGGTTAAAAAGGGAGGTTGTTGTCTCGTACGTACTGCTCAAGCTGCTGGCGTTCCTGCTCGGTCATCACTGGTCGCCACGGTTCGCCGGTGGCGGGGTCAACTGGCCGAGGCGCCCATAGGGTCCGGCGCCGCGCCGTCTCTTCGTACTGCTGAAGCGCGTCGACTGCATCGTCGTAATCCAGATGCTGGTCCCGCTCACGGGCTGCTGCGCGCATGGCTTCGCGGTATTTGCGTTTCATGGCTACCAGCTCCTGATTTCGTTGCGCCGGCCGATCAGCTGCACGGTGCGCTCACGCTGCCGGCGCGCCATCGGGCCCGAGGCTCGGTACAGGTGCATGTAGAAGTCTTCAAGATCCTCAGCCTCTTTCAGCGCGCGGTCCGTCCACCACAGCACGACGGGCTTGACGATCTTGCGCACCAGGCGGCGCGCGATGCGGGCGGTGATCATGCGGAGCTCCCGGTAGCCTTGGCGATGGCGGCGCGGGCCGCGTCGATGCGCGCTTGCGTGTCCGGACCGCCAATGTGGTTGCCGATTGCGTCAGGAATGATCGCTTGCAGGGCTTCCAGCAGGTCCGGCGCCGCTGCGATCAGATTGACGTTGCTCGCGCCGACGATGTCGTCGTTGCTTCGATAGTGGACTTCGCAAATCTTTGGGCAGTAGTCAGCCACAACATCTGGATTGTCTTTCCATGGCACAACCACATCGAACCAATGACCGTTGTCCACGATGTGCCAAGGCCCTGGCGTATGCTTCGCTTCCATCGCTGCTGCTCCTCATCTGGCCGGCGGCGCCGGCGGTTGGTTTATTGGTGTGGTGGCCGGTGCTGATCTCCGGCTTTGTTGCCACGCGATGCGGCCGCGAATAGTGGTGGGATCCCGGCTTGGAACTGCTACCCCACTCGACACCGCCCCTGATCCCTGTTACACGCCCTGACGGGTGGGCCACCTTTACCGTGAGCGATGCCTCGCCATGGTCGGATCAGCGCTTCCTGGTCGCTGCGCATCAGCCTGCGCATTCACCACAGGGGCCCCGACTGCCGCCCGCGCTGACGAGGCATGGGCGTTCGGTCGTCATCCACAATCGAGGCTCCTGTGGTCACCCCTTACGAGGGTGAGGCGTCCTGCTACTGCGTTGCTGCGGCTTTGCCCTGCTCGTATGCCAGCTCGCGCGCTACCGCGTCGACGGCAATCTGGATCCCGGAACGGAGCGCCTCGACGGTTTCAACCTTGCCCGGGTTGGAAAGCTGTGCCGCAGCTTCCAAGCTCGATTTCAAGCGCTCCAGGCACTTGACGGTTTCGTTCGTGCTCATGCGTGCCCCGACAGGTAGAAGTGGTCCCACACGCGCTGCTCGATGCGCGACTGCTGCTTGGCTTCCTTGCGGCGCTGCTCCATCGCCTCGACCTGCTGAATCGCGACGACCTCGGCCTCGTTCTGCATCACCTTGTCGCGCACCTGCTCGAACGTGACCTTGCCCATCACGAGCTCGTTCACAGTCTCGGATGCGTAAGCGAGGTAGTCAGTCACGGAGTCGCCGACGTCGCGCACCGTCTGCATGTCGCCCGCGGCCAGCAGCGCCTTGCGGTACGCGAACTCTTTAGCGAGCAGGTCACGAATGAGTGCTTCGCGGGCTTCTTCGTTTGAGAGGCGGTCCATGTCAGGCCTCGGCGGCTTCAACTGTCGTGAATTCGACGCCTTCACCCGGGTCCAGCGAGACGTTGCGGTTCGAAGTACCGACGAGCTTCCCAGTGCCGCCATTACCCGCGTAGCCAGTCAGGCCGTCGAACTCGTTGTAAGCAGCATCGATAGCGCTTTCCTCGTCGTCAGCTTCAACTTCCACCATGACGCTTATGGTGGTCGTGCCATACACGGTGTATTTCATGTTGTTCTCCATCTGCCCTGCTGGGCTCGGTTGCCCACCGAAGCGGGCGCGGGGTTGGTGTTAGGCAGCCAGCGTTCGTGCTACCTTGCGGATTTCGATGGCGATCTCGTTCTTGCTGCCGTGATGCCTGAATTGACCTTCGGGATAAGTCACGTCCCATGCTTCACTCGGCGCGGCGCGGGTGGCCGTAAACAGGCGTCCGTCGATGGTGACGCTGTAGTCGTTCGGGTTTTCCTGCTTCATCGTCGCTCTCCAGTTGCGGGGTTGGTGTTAGGCGGGGCGATCTTCGCCATGCGCGCGAAGCCATCCTTCACGCCACGCGAAGTGGTCAACGCGATCAGTGCTGCGGTCAAACGGGTTTTCGTTAATGCTCTTATCGCTTTCGTAAGCCGCCCATCCCATCGCCTTCGCGTTTTTCATGTTCTTCTCCAGTTCTCGCCGCGCCCAGTGCGCTTGCCCTTGGGCTCTTGCCTGCGGGCTGGTTGCGATGAAGACATATTAGTCCGACTAATTAGCAATGTCAACAGTCGGACTAATATTTGTGAGAAAATTGTTTGTCCGAGCTGTTCGGGCGCGCCGGCCCGGCGTCAGGGCGTAAAAAAGCCGGCTCGTGGCCGGCATGGAGGATGGGATGAAAACGGAGCCTACTCAGGCTTACGACGATGCCTTTAAGCGATACCGCAAACTTCAAGGAGACAGGATTGCGCGGCTTGCGGCGCCTTCAACCGCCAGACTTCAGGAAAATCCCAAAATGTGTACCAATCAAATAGATAAGCCACGCCGTGATCATACTGGCGGCAACCTTGGAAATCGTCGTATCAGCGAATTTCTTAAGCCAAGTCCAGAAACGATCAACTATTTTGCTGGCACCCTTATCGGATACTTTATCTACCCCAGTATCTTTAGGTATCTCGACAGGCTTCTCGACTACGTTCTTAGATAATTCTATGCGCCATTGCGTGGCAACCTGATTCACCACACCAATAACACCATTTATTGCGTTGAGCGGATCGGATTTAAATGCGTACATCGATT